TCCCTAATGTGATTGATTTTGATGATTCGACAGGTGTATCCAGTGAAAGAATTAAACTGGGCACAGATGACGATATGCAAATTTTCCATGATGGGTCAAACTCAAAACTAACCCATGATGGTTCTGGTGACTTACAAATTGACTCTACATCTGATGTAACAATTGATGCAGTAACAGGTGTTAATCTTCAGTTTAATGGCTCAACAAAATTGGATACAATTAATACGGGCATTAATGTTACAGGTGATGTCCAACTTGATGGTGATATCACAGACGGTTCAACAGTTTTGTCTGTTGGAGATACAAGTGGAACAATTGCAACACAAGGTTTCTCTATTGCAATCGGTGTTGCACTTGGATAATCATTATAAATAAAGGTATAAACAAAGGAAAAAATCAGAATGGCAAACAATTTTAAAAATTCATTCGCAACAAGTGTTAGCACTTCTAGTGGGTCTCCTACTACAGTCTACACTGCGAACAATGGTTCTGCCGTCAACTCAATTCTGATTGAACTTGATGTTTCAAACACAGGTTCATCTGCGGTTCAAGTGACTGTTATGATTTATGACAGTTCAGCAACCACAGAATATCACATTGTAAAAAATGCTCCTGTCCCTTCTGGCGGTGCATTGAAAGTGGTATCTGGTCAGAAAGTCGTGTTGAACGGTGACGATGAAGTTCGTGTATATGCAACTGCCGCTACAGTTGATGTAATATGTTCAATTCTAGAAGATGTATCGTAAGGGGTAGAATATAATGTCTGACGCATATATCGGTGTTCCATTTATAAACCAAGTCTCTACCACATTCCCTAAAGAGGATTTTACTGGTAGTGCATTTGGTTCTGTTACTGGCGCTCACGGAACGTATTCAAATGCGATTGAGTTGAGTATTGACGTTCCAGGCAGTGAAGCAGGTAATATTGAAGTTCTTTACGACAATGTTCGTCAAGAGCCCGATGTTGCATATTCAGTTCATGAAGACAGTTCTAACCGTCCAAGAATTTTAAACTTTTCAGAATCGGTTTCATCTACCGCTTCTATCTATGTAATTCATAAGGGTATCGGCCCTTACAACATGACTCCTCCAAACAATTCGATTGGTGCGACTCAGTTGACAGAACAGATGAAAACTTTCACTACAGATGTATTTGCTGGTGACGGTTCAACAACAGATTTTACACTATCAGAAACTCCAGCAAATGTCAATACTTTGTTGGTGATTGTTGATGGTATTGTTCAGAAGGCAACGACTAACTATACTCTTGCCTCAACAACTCTTTCCTTCACTTCTGCACCAGACGCTAGTGCAGAGATTGAAGTAAAACATTTAGGTGTTCGTGGTATTGTTCGTAGAGGCCCAGATTGGAATATTGATAATTTCACTGGTGATGGTTCTACAACAACATTTACTCTGACAACTGCTGGTGTTAATACCAACAGTGCATGGGTATTCTATAATGGTGTGATGATGAAACCAACTACGGACTATACAGTAAACACATCCACAGGTGTTGTAACATTTACATTCGCACCAGTTAGTGGAATGGAAATAATGGTGAGGTATCAAAACTAATGCCCAGTAAATCAAAAACAATTGCAGAAATTATTGAATTAGATGGTGATATTGTCGTAAGCGCATTGGACAATGTTGACCCATCATATGTTTCAGATAAAGACAACTCTTCCACAGGACAGTTTACACTTCCTGCTGGAACAACTGCACAAAGACCAGTTACAGCATACACTGGTGCTCAAAGATTCAATACTGATTTGACTGTAATGGAATATTATGATGGGGTATCATGGAAAAAGGTATCGGCGGTTCTTGCAGTTCTTAACAGTGTCAGTGGAACATTATATGCTGGAAGTGGAACAGATTTAACTCTTTCTGGAGAAGGATTTCTTACTGCAAACCTAGTAGTCAACTTTACACAATCATCTGATGGTGTTGATGTAAATGTTACAGTAACACCTACAAGTGATACTGCTGCGACTGTTACAGTTCCTAGTTCAGTATTTGATAATGTTACTGCTGGAAATGCAGTATCAATTAGAGTAACAAACTCAGACCAATCGCAATCAGGTGTTGTTACATCAACTGTTGTTGCACTTCCTTCTGGTGGAACAATTACAACTTCTGGTGATTATCGTATTCATACCTTTACTTCATCTGGAACATTTACTAACACAGTTTCAAACCTTAGTGCCGATTATTTAATCGTTGCTGGTGGTGGAGGCGGCGGTGGTGGTGCCAATGCTACATATCACGGTGGCGGCGGCGGCGGTGCTGGTGGATTAATTTATTCTACTGCTCAGACCCTTTCTAGTGGTTCACTATCTGTTGGTGTTGGTTCTGGTGGTTCTGGTGGTGCTGGTGGAAACAATCCTGCTGGTAAAGGAAACAATGGTAACAACTCTACATTTAATGGAGAGACTGCCATCGGTGGTGGCGGCGGTGGTGCCGGACTTGATGCCAGCGTTTGGGATGGCAACAGTGGCGGTTCTGGCGGCGGCAACGGTGGTGGAAACTCAGGCGGTTCTGGTGGTGCTGGAACAGCTGGACAAGGTAATGCTGGTGGTAACAGTGCTAGCTCTGTCGGACACGGCGGTGACCCATATGGCGGTGGCGGCGGTGGTGCCGGTGGTGTCGGTGGCAATGATGGCGACCAGACTATGGGTAATGGTGGTGTCGGTTCTGCAAACTCAATCACAGGTTCTTCGGTAACTTATGCCGGTGGCGGTGGCGGTGGTGATGCCAATACTGGCAGCTACGCTTCTAATGGTGGTGGAATTGGTGGTAACGGTGGCGGCGGTGATGGCGGTTCTTCTGGAAATGGAAGAAGTGCTACTGGTGCAAACGGAACTGATGGACTTGGAGGCGGTGGCGGCGGCGGCCAAGGTGGAACACCACAATATAACGGTGGTAACGGTGGTTCTGGTGTGGTTATCATTAGATATGATACAACGACACTGTAAGGAGATACTATAAATGGCACATTACGCAAAAATATTGAATGACACAGTTATTGAAGTTAGAAGTGTTGAGGATAATTATTTTGAAACATTTGTAGATAATTCTCCAGGCACTTGGATAGAAACATTTCAAGATGGTTCACAAAGAGGAAAGTTTGCTGGTATTGGGGATATATACAATTCTGATAATGATGAATTTCGTCCACAAAAACCACCATATGAATCTTGGGTGTGGAATTCAGAATTATATAAATGGGTTGCTCCAATAGATTATCCAACTGATGGCAATAGATATTCTTGGAATGAAGAAACAACTTCATGGACTCAATTAGACCCGCAATAAATAAGATGAGAAAGAATTTAAAAGGTAGAAACTAATGGCATATATTGGAGCAGAACCGTCCTACGGTGTATTTGACAGACAGGTTATTACTGGTGACGGTTCAACTACAACCTATCAGTTAGACTATCCTGTTTCCCAAGCAACTCAATTGTTGATTGTTTTGGGTGGTATTGTTCAAGAACCCGAATACTCTTATACTGTAACCACATCAAATGGAGTAGGATATTTAACATTCTCAGAAGCACCCGATGCTTCTGACAGAGGTTCTATTGTCTACATGGGTAGACAGTTGCTCGTTGCTACCCAAGCATTGTCTTCTCCTCACGTTGATACATTCAACGGAGATGGTTCAACTACATCATTCACAATGACACGCACACCAAGTGTTGGTAGTGCTGCTAATCTGATTGTATTCGTAGACAATGTTTATCAGAGATACGGTGCAAGTTATGCTTACACAACAAGTGGTGATGCATTAGTATTTACTGCTGCACCTTCAAGTGGAACAAACAATATTCAAGTTATCCAACTTGCAGAATCTAACAATGTTATAGATACAGTTGCAGATAACTCAGTAACAAACGCAAAACTATCTCTTAGTTATTCTTCAACAAGTGGAACTGGAGATGGTTCAACAACAGATTTTACAATCACAACTGGACATACGGTAGAGTCAGTTTTGGTTTTTGAAAACGGTGTATGCTTGGAACCGACTACTGACTATACAATTTCAGGCACAACTTTAACATTCACAAC